GCTTTCATGGCCGGATCTCGACGATCGGGATGTTGGGGATCTGCCCGGCCTCGAACCAGGCGAGGTCGGCCTCGAGGTAGTCGGTGTCGAAGCGCACCGGCACGTCGAACTCGAAGCCGGCCGTGACGGCGGCGCCGGCCAGCGGCACGTGGCCCGGCAGGAAGGTGACGAGGCCGCTGGTGGTGTCGGCCGTCCAGGCGAGCGCCGGGGCGACCGCTGCCCCACTCACTCCGATCCGCACAGTGCCGGGCACGGGTTTGGCGATGGTCCGCGTATAGGGGGTCGGCAGGCCGGCGCCGTAGAGCTTCACGAGCTGGAAGGTCGCGGTGCGGCCGTCGCCCGTGCCGATCGCGACGTCGAGGGCGGTCGGGGTCTGGGGCGATGGGCAAGAGCGGTAGTCGAAACGGTCCTTCCAGCGGAAGCCGTAGAGCCGGCCGCGCTGGGCCTCGAAGAAGTCGCGCACGGCTTCGAGCTGGGCGAAGCTCTTCACGCCGTAGCCAGCCTGGTACTTGCGGCGGCCATCGGCCCAGACCGCGTTGCGCTCCTCGGCGCCCGAGCGCAGCGTGACGACGTCGGTGCGACGCTCCGGGCCGCCCCGGGCGCCGAGCGCCACGTCGGTCGGGAACCGCACCTCGTTGAAGCCCGCCATCAGCCGTTCCTCCCACCGCGCCCGACCGCGCGGGCCAGCAGCGCCGCCATCTGGGTCTCGCTCCGCGCGAAAGAGGGTGCGTCGGGTGAGATCACGTTGAAGTTGATCACCTGCGTGGCCCGCGTTCCGGCCCCCGCGTTCGGCATCTTGGCCCAGGGCGTCACGGCGGCGGGACCCGCCACGACCTCGGCCCCCCGCTCGCCCACGATGCCCCACTGCCCGGCGCCGATCGTGCCGCCGTCCGCGAAGAGACCGGCGAAGCCGGATGCCCCGCCGCCGCCCGACACCGCCTTGGCGAGGGCGCCGAAGATGCCCCCGGTCGCGCCGTCCTTGCCTTGCGTGCCGAACAGCGCCGCGAAGGGGCCGGCGCCCGTGAGCGCTGCCTGAAGGCCCTGGCGGGCCGTGCCGCGCAGCAGACTTGCCGCGACCTCGTTCAGGCGCGCGCCGTCGAGGATCAGGCTCTCGATGCCCCGCGCCGCCTGGGCCGCGCCGAAGCCGAAGGCCTGGTTCGTGGCGGCCTGGCTCGCCTTGAACTTGGCCTGGGCGGCCGTGGCGGCGTCGATCTGCCGGACGAGGTCGGCCACGCCCGCCCGCTCGGCCGCCGTGGCCTCCGTGCCGAGCTTGGCCTGCTCGGCCTCGATCTTCATGCGCTCGACGATGGCCGCGTGGGCGTCGCCGACCGTGTGCAGCAGAGCCAGCTGTTCGGACAGGCGCGTCATCACCTTGGCCGGATCGTCGTCGCGGTCGCCCGAGGTGTCGGGGATGGTCCGGCTCGCCAGCACCTGGGCCGTGGTGAGACCGGCCTGAACCTTGGCCACCGGCGAGGCGGCGGCCATTGCGGCGGCCTGCCGGGCCTGGAGCCCGGCCGCGGTGTCGAACGTGTGGCTCAGGCCGGCCGAGGTCGCGTCGGCCCAGGCGCCGGCCCGGCCCGCCAGCCGGTCGAGGGTGTGTCCGGCCGTGTCGGCGGCCCGCGTGAAGCCGGAGAAATCGGCCTCGAAGCCGAAGCTGAGGGCGCCCGCCTGTTCCGCCATGCTCTACCCTCGCCTCTGCCAATCGCGGAACTCGGCGTCGAGCGCCTGGATCTGGTCGCGCGTCATCGCGCCCTCGTCGGGGTCGAGGCCCAGCACGAGACGGGAATAGCCTGCCCAGGCATCGGCGAAGCCGCGCCAGGAACAGAGCGCCAGAAATCCTCCTCGGACCAGGTCAGGGCGCCGAGCGCGAAGCCTCGCCAGCGGCGCCAGTCGGCGAGCCGTCGCGGTCCGGCGCCGTCGCGAAAGGGCCGGCGACCGGCGCCGCCTCCTCGGCGGCTGCGCCGGTCGGCTTGCGCACGACCTCGAAGCCCAGCGCCGCCATCAGAGCCAGCACGAAGGCTTCCGCCTCGACCGCGGCGGTGCGGGCCGCGAGCGCCTCGGCATCGGCACGGCCGATCGCCCCGAGTGCGCCGGCGATCAGCGCCATGCCGTCGGCGGCGCGGCGCCCGAACACGGCCTTGTTGATGGCCTCGACGATCGAAACGCCGCCGCATCGCTCCTCGATCAGCGCCACCGTGCCAAGGGTCGTGTCGAAGGCGACCCGTTGGCCCGCCAGCACGGCCGTGAACTCGCCGCGGAGGGTATTGGGGGCCGCGATCCTCGCGGCAGCGGCCGTCATGCCGGCGCTCGCTCTTCGAAGGGAGCGCTCGTCATGCCGGCGCTCCGGCGGTCCAGGCCGGGACGCCGGAGGATTCCAGCGTCAGCGACGACGAGATCTCCTTGTCGAACGGCGCCGATTCGTCGAGCTGCGTGACCACGAACCCGCCCTGGTAGTAACCGGCACCCGGGTAGACGATCTGGCACTGGAGCAGGGCGCCTCCTTCGAAGGCGCTCCTCACGGCCCCATAGGCCGCGTCGTTCAGCCAGACGAAGTCGCTGGCCGAGAAGCTCATGGACTGCGCGGCCGCGCCGGGCAACAGTTCCTGCCAGCGGCCGACCGAGTCGGCCGAGGTGACCTCGACCTTGCCGACGGCGCGCTTCACCTGCTTGGTGCGCAGGCCGCCGGCGGTGACGAAGGTCGAACCGGATGTGTTGACGCGCAGCAGCAGGCCGCGGCCGGGGGACGCCGACATGGGGCACCTCGTCGTTTCGGGGGATCAGGGGAGCGTGGATTCGTGGCCGGCCGCGACCGTCACCGAGACGACGCCGTGCAGCGCCACCTCGTCCGGATCGCGGAACGGGCCCCGCGCCCCGGTGCAGAGCAGCGACAGCAGCGCCACGCCGGGAGCGTCGATGTTCTGCATATGCAATATACGCCGTACATGGCCCATGACGGCGCGCGGCCGGCCCAGCGTATCGCCGATCTCGTAGCGATCCCAGACGTCGAGGTCGAAATCGAGCGTCTGGGCCTCGGTGTCGGCCGTCGAGGCGTCGCGGGCCGAGACGAGCCGAATCGTGACGGAGGGCATCACGGCGCGGGCCGGTGGCGCGTCATAGACGCGGGCTCCGATCACGGCCGCGAGCGTGGCGTCGGACCGGAGCGCCGCGCCGATCGCCGCCACGACGGCGGCCTGGCGGTCGAGGGCGCTCACGGCTTCATGCCCCGGCGCAGTGCCGCGGCCAAGACCGCAACGGCCTCGCGTCCAGCCTCGAGCGCGGCAGGGCGCAGGAAGGGGCGGGCCGTCATGCGGGCCGTTCCATATTCGAGGAACACGGCATAGGGCGCCGAGACGGTGACGGCGGCCCGGCCCGAACCGGTGTCGGCCGTCACGGCGACCGATCCCGCGAAGCGCCCTGCGGAGACTTCCCGAACCTGCTTCGCAGGCCCGGGACCCAAGCCTCCTCCGCCCGAAACGTCGGCCGGCGGGGTGCCGGGCGCCGAAGGTCCAACGCGCGCCTCGCCGTCGAGCGCCGCCCGGACATCGTCGGCGACACCCTCGGCGACATCCTGCAAAGCCGGTGTCGCGGCCGCACGGGCGGCTCCGGGGAGCGCCGCGAGGCGTCGCCGCAAGCCGTCGAGGCCCGAGATGCGGTGGGACACGGTCGCCACGGCGTCAGACCGGGACCGCCACGGCCGTCCAGGCCGCGCCCGCGGGGTCGGTGTCGATCCGGATCACCCGGTAGATCTGGCCCGCCACCGCAACCTCGTCGTCGAGGTCGACCGCCGCGGCGAGCCCGGCCCGGAGCACCGAGATCGTCACGGCCGGATCGGGCAGGCCGCTCGCGACACGGGCGCGGTCCGACACGGCTTCGACCATGGCCCGCACCGGGACGCCGGTGAAAGCGGCGCGAAAGCCCCCCGAACCGTCGTCGGTCGGCGACACCTTGTTCAGGGTGGCGGCGCGATACAGGCCCGCAAAGGCTGCGCCGAACACGGCCGCGAGATCGCCGTCGAGAAGCGACATGGTGGTTTCTCCGGATTCGCGAGGCCGTCATGGCGCGCCGCGTGCGATCAAGGGACGAAGACGGCCGGCTGGTTGACCTTGAGCAGCGCCAGGAAGCGGCGCCCGTAGCTGGTCTCGGCGAGGATCGACGGCTCCGCCGCCTGCCGGCGCGACGTGGCGCGATCGAGGCTGAGACCGCCCGAGCGCATCGACGTGAAGCCGATCGTGCCGGCGGCGGCCGAAGCGGATTCCGCGCCGGTGCCGAGCCCGTCGAGCGTCATCGAATGGGCGGCCAGCAGCATGATGCCGATCGCGAAGTCGCCCGGGAGCCAGTGCGTGTCGACGCGCGTCTGTGCCTCCACGATGGCACCGGCAACGGCTGCGGCCGGCACGGCCGCGAAGGCGGGGAAGCGCGCGGCAAGATCGGCCGCGCTCGGGACGATGTAGGGCATGGCGGTCTCCTGGCGGGCTCGGGGCCATTATCTCGTCGATGACGAGGGATCGGCCCCTGGCCGCGGCCTGCGGGACGGTCCTGACCATCTCGGGCGGTCCGGCGAAGTTGATCCGCTGGCGCGCCCAGGTCTCGCCGTCGCCGAGCAAGAGCAGATTGTTGATCGATTTCATCGCGGCCGCGTAGGCGAACCGCGCCGAGAGCTGCGCCGTGGTGTCTGTCGAAGAGAGGTGCTCGGACAGGTTCGGCACCGTGACGACGTCGACATCAAGCACGTTCCACGTGCTCGTCAGCTTATATCGGGGCAGTTCGGCAACAGCCGGACTGCTCTGGCCTCGTGCATGAGTGAGGTGGCGCTGCTGGGCTCAGCGATAACCATTTCGCCGAACTTGGGACTCAGGATCGCACACGACCACGGGCCGTCTTGCTAGGGGGCGAGCATGACGGTCAGTTCGCTTGATCTTCCTTCATCGCTGCGAGGGTCACGGAAGCCTGCTTACGGATCTGCCCCCATCGCGGATCATCGATCAGATCTTCAGGCCGGACAGATTCGGGTGTGTTCTTGACCAAATCGTCCATCAGACTGTTTAGACGTTCCAACTCGATCGCCTCTCCGGGGTCCAGACCGTGCCCTGGTCCCGCGAGGATCCGTGGAACAAACAGGTCGTCATATGCACAGATCGTCTCATCAGGGCTGTCGACCCAACGCCCTCCACCGCCACCAAACCAGACGGTTCTTTGGAAGTCCTCGTCAGCGATACGATCTAATTCATCAATGACGCGCCGTCTCCAGATCATCATGTCGGTCGCCATGAGGTACCCCCTTGTTCGTTCCAGCACTGAACCCGGATGTCTACGGCCTTTTGAATGTGAAGTCAGAAGCCGGAATATGTGCTCGGGGAGTTCCTCCCCGTTTAGAACCGCTAACCGGTTGTCCGTTGACGTCCATAAAGGCCCCATTCTGGTCCACGATATAGGGAACTTGCTGGTGTGAATAGGGGCTATCGGGATCGGCGGGCATCGACCGCACGACGTTGTTGTCATTCTTGGGGTCGGACCATTGCAGGCCGCCTTTCCTCCGCGTGGGTCTTTCGATCCAATTGTCAGGAATGCCGGCCGGCTTGAAGACGGTGGGCGGCGTCGGGTGAGCCAGGGACGGTTCAGGTGAACGGGCCGGCGCCGAGGACAGGGGCTCCGAGGTCGCTGCCGGTGGTTGGGGAGCGATCGGCTGCTGTGGTGGCCGAACCTCTGGGGTGCCGGTCCTGGGATCACCCTGCTTTTCGGAGCCTCCATGACGGACCTCCGCTCCCTTCTCGTTGTCGCGTTCCCTCGCCCGCTCCCTCCGTCTCCTGTCCCGTTTTTTCCTGCGCCGCTCCTTTTCCAAGTGAAACCCGGCCGAAATGATCAGGGCCCCGCTTCCCTCCGTCCATCGTCCATCCGGATCGCGGGGCTGAGCCGGAAAATAGTCCGCGACCAGGCCGCTCGCGTCTCCGCCATTCGGGCCGCCTGGGTCGGTCGCACCCGTCCCCACGTCGGCGAAGATCGTCGCGGCGTTCGGATAGACCCCGTCCTCGATCAGCTGCGACTCGACGAGCCGCGCCGTGGTGTGGGCGGGCCACAGCCCGAGCCCGGCATAGACGGCGGTCGCTTGCGCCTTGGCGAGCGCCACATCGGCCTGGCTCGCGGCGTCCATCTGCCAGAGCGGACGGAACGTGAAGGTCAACGCCGCTGGGTCGATCCCCTCGGAGCGCAGGATCAGCCGGTCGAGACGCTCCAGTTGCGGTCGCAGGTCCACCTCCTGACGAGCCGAGATCATGTCGTAGTAGTTGCGCGTGTCGCTGTCGCCCGTGGCCGACAGGCCTGCCGGCGACTGGCCAAGAAGGCGGGTGACCGGGATATCGGCCGCTCCTGCCGCCACCTGCAGGAAGGTCCTGACCATCTCGGGCAGGCCGGCGAAGTCGATCCGTTGCCTGGCCCAGGTCTCGCCGTCGCCGAGCAAGAGCAGGTTGTTGATCGACTTCATGGCGGCCGCATAGGCGAACCGCGCCGACAGTTGCGCCGTGGTGTCGGCCGACGACAGGTGCTCGGAGAGGTTCGGCACCGTGACGACGTCGACCTTGGCCTCGTGCATGAGCGAGGTGGCGCCGGCCGTGGTCAGCGCCACGGCGTGGATGGCGTCGTAGAGCGCCAGCAGCACGCTGTCGGACCAGACCGAGGCCCCGACCGTCGGGTCGGGCCATTCGTTGCCGAGGAAGCGCACCACGCGCGACGGATGCAGCCGCAAGCTCCCGCGCCCGGGCGTCACCACCTCGTAGGCGACCGCCTCGCCGAACCAGGGGCTCAGCGGGTCGCGGTCGATCATCGGGGCGGCGAGCTGCCAGCGGCTCACCGCATGCAGGAACTGCACGCCGCCGCGCGGCAGCGCTTCGGGGTCGAGGGGCCGCGCCAGCGCGGCCGGGTCGGTCTCGCCCGTGCCGATCACGATGGCGCCGCCGCCGTAGAGCCGCCCCAGCACCAGCGCCCGCTGCAGCGCTTTGCGCAGCCCGAGCCGGCGCTCGGCAGCCTCGACCCGGACCACGTCGTCGCGGTGCCCCGACCATTCGCGCCACTCGCGCACGGTGTCGTAAGGCACGATATCGACGACCTTGCGGGCCAGCCAGTCGCCCCGGTACATGCTCTCGATCTGCCCGCGATCGAGGTCGAACAGCACGAAGCTGTCGTAAGCCGCCTTGTCCTTGCCGGCTCCGAGCGAGGCCGCGAGGTTCGACAGGCTGTCGCGCACGCCCGCCGTGAAGGATGGAGGCATGGCGTCACTCGCAGGGTTCGGGAGGCGCAAAGGCGCGTACGGCTTTCTCCCGATTGCGGGAGAAATGTCGGCCCGCGTGCAAGGCAAAGCAAATGCAGGAGAGGAAGCGGAGCGGCTAAGGACCCGTTGCCCGTCAGGGCTTCGCGCCCGCGCCGCGGGCCGGCGCCTTTTCCTGCGGGCGGGCGAGGGGCTTGTCGTCCGGCTTCGCCTCGCTCCCGGCGAGGACGTCCACCCGCACTTCGCCCGCCTTCACCCAGGCGTCGTGCACCGGGTGGCGGGCGAGGTCGAGATCGGCCGAGGCGCCGGGTTCCAGCAGCGTGGTGCCGCCGTCTGCCGTGTGGAAGCCGCGCGCGGCGCGGCCGAGGTTGGTGACGTGGACCCGCATGATGTCAGATCCCATCGTTGTAGGACATGCCGCGCGGCAGCCGCACGTCGAGGCCGCCGAGCCGCATCATGCCCGGCATGATGAATTCCAGCATGCGCTGCTGCGGCGGGAAGAATTGATGCGGCATCGGCATGTGGAACTTCAGCACCTGGGGGTCGCGCCGGTAGGTGATCATCCGGTTGGTGCCGCCCGCCCCCGCGCCCGCCAGTTGCCGTACCGTGCGGATGGTCAGCGGTTGCCCGGTCGTCGAGCTGTAGACGTTGTTGGCCTGCAGGTAGGTCATGACCGTGGTGTCGGAGGTCGCGGAGCGCGGCATCGCCGCGATCGTGCCGTACTGGGCGACCGGCAACAGCACCGTGTCATGCAGTTCCACCTGGTTCGAAGCCGACCAGGCGCCCACGAGGGCGTTGTTGACGTCGGCCAGGATCTCGGCCGGCGTCTTGTTGGCCCAGAGCGGTGAGCCGGAGGCGCCGTTCGGCACCGCCACCTGCGGCACCACCGTCTGATTGACGAGGCCGAGAAAGCCCTTCCGGCTGTCGCCCGAGATGACCACGCGCTCGACGAGTTCGTCGGCGGCGCGCTTGGCGGCCGCAGCCTTGTCGGCGTTGAGGTTCATGCCAGGGATCATCATGGCCTGGTTCACCTCCTCGAGCGAGTAGCGGTAGCCGATCTTGGCCGATTCCACCGTCGTCTCGTATTTGCTGCGGCT